CTAAAGCCTTCCAAGCCTTAGTCCTCCTTCGCGCTCACGCGCAATCACTCGTTTAGAGTGTTAACTTCTACGAAAGGAGCTTTGTATTATGTCAGCCAAGTACCGATTTCCTGGGAAATCTAAGCAAAGGATAACGTTCTCGGATGTACTACTCCCAGCCTCTGAGCTGAGACGTATATCCGATAACTTTCTTCAGGCTTCCTTCGGAGGCGGTGTTAAGCGTCTCCGAGAGAAGAATGAAACCATTGCTTATGCGACCCGCCCGAAGAGTCAAAGGGCTCTTCCATGCTGGTGCAGGCACAAGACTGTCGAATACACATTTGGTTATTCCCCGAATAGTGATATTCGGAACACGATCTCTAGTCCCACTGTTAAATACTTGGGATTTGGAGAGACTGTGGATAACGAAATGGCTGGCTCCACTATAGGCCAGGCGGCTGCGAAGGCAGCATTGGGTGTCGCGTATCAAGATGCGGCACTCTCAAACGCCCAGTCATTGCTCGACTCCGTATGGAGTCGTATCAAACCAGATTTAACAGAGGTATCTGTTCCTAATTTCCTTTGGGATATAGGGCAGATTTCTTCACTCTGGAAACTCTGGAATAGTCGTAGAGGTTTCTTAGCAAATGTTGCAAATGCTAACCTCAATTACCAATTCGGCTGGAAACCCACTATTGGGGATATCAGCGCGATGGTAAACGCGGTTAGAACTCTGCAGCAAAAGCTAAGGGATTGGGAACGATCAGTTGGTCAGCTAAAGAAGCGCCAATTGACCGTCTCGAATAACACTATCGGCAAGACAGGTTCCGCAGCTGTTTCCAGCTGGGGAACTGTAACTTGGAGTGTGTCATTTACACAAAAGGTTACCGCCCATATAGTCTTCCGTCCCTTGCCCTTAAAGGCATATACGGACCTAGAAAAACTATTGAGAGGTACTCTCGATAGTCTTGGGTTTGAGCTGAATCCAAAGATCCTTTGGGATGCAGTTCCATTTTCGTTCGTTGTTGACTGGTTCGTCAACATCGGGCAATATTTGGAACGGTTCAAAAGCGACACTTTGGAGCTTCCGATAAAGCTGGAGGCAGCTTACCTTCAGAATAAGGAGACGATGATTATAGATTGTAGGACGCGCAACAATGGCGTAGCCAATGAAGTGCCTCCTTCAAACTATGCTGGTTCACACCGCGTTGAAACTTTTTTCAACAGAGTGCCGACCGGACCGAGCCTTTCTATTCAGAATAGCCCGGAATGGCGAACCCCAACACGTAACCAAGCTGGACTTTTGTTTAGCTTGTTTGCATCGAAGCATTGATTTTCTGTCAATGTCTTCACCGGTACTTTTTCCGGAAACAAAGTGTCCAATTTGGGCACGCATCATCCCTTTTAGGGAGAGGACGTACACATGTCCATAGGAACTTCCCTTGCTCTTTCAAAAGATAGTCCGACTGACGTAGATACGAATTTAGCAACCTTCGATCTACGAGCGGCAGATCTTAATCGGAGCGAATTCTCTGTGGCTGGCTTAACAGCTCCTGCAGAGAAACTCTTGTCGATCTCTCACGAGGTTGGCAAGAGTGGCGAAGCTCGACACTTGGTCCGTTTCGACGAAACTGTTGTCGATGCGAATCTTGTGCCGGCAACGATTTCCGTTTATACGGTTATCGTTCGCCCACCTAGCACCGCCATCACGAACGCTCTCGTAATTGAGAACGTAAACCGTATGATCGACTTCTTAATTGAAGGCGGAGTCAACGGCAACGTGACGAAGGTACTCAATAATGAGGTCTAGTTTCAGACTCATTATCCTGGGGGCGTTCGCCCTCGGGTTCCTTCTAATGGCATGTCTCGCGATGGTTCTCTCGAATTATATCGAGATTACTGCGCGGGCTGTGCCATAGGCTTGCGTCTCACCCAAACTGTTAGGTGTAAGTGAGGGTAGTACCTGGTTAGGCCATGGGTACGTTCTTCGGAGACCGTCTATGGATTACATAGGTAGTCGGAAGAGCCTTGATACATATCGCGAGATATGGATCAACCTGGCGAATAACCAACGCTACTCAAGGTACATCGATGAGAGGGACATAAAAACCTTTCACCGGCGACTTGAGAATGAAGGGATACACTTTCTAACGTCTGTCTTACCACTTTTTGGTAAGGCGCTTGATTCTTCTTTTTCCGTTGGTTTCAACGGTAAGTATGAAGCACCGGCGGGATTTTCATGTTCCGCTGATGGCATACCTCACTTTTTAGGTATGGCAACCAGGTGGGCGTTAGATGGTGATTCAATAGCGGTAGATTGTGTAAGGCAACTGTCTTACATCTTCTACAAACTGGAGGTTGACTTTGATCAGAATGTCGTCAAAGACTTTCTTGACAACTTTGAAAAAGTTGATCAAGATCTTTCTGCTTTCACAGAAGAAAGGCTTTTAGCCAATCCACTCGTGATCGCAGCGAAGGACTATATCAGGAGGATTTTGTGTAATTTCGATCCTCTTGATATACGTCCTCGTCACGGAAGCGGTGCAACTGCTTGCCGTACGACAAACTACGAGAAGTGGGAAAAGCTTCGATATTATCCAAAGCTTGATTCCGTCTACTCGTACTCTGATTACTTCTTCTATTC